CTCCTATTGTTTTAACACCGAGTGATGTTGCAAGAACATCAGGAGAAAGCTTAACAGCACCAGGCGCACCTAAAAAGTCAGTTGGACAAATTGGTGACTACGCTGTTGTAGCAATTACAAATTTAAACAAACTATATTACAAATCACCTGGCTATGGTGCAAGTATTGCTGTAAAAGAAGCAAATATCGGTGAATGGGTTGAAGTTGGTTCATTAGACTGGAAAGGTAGTTGGCCGACACTAAGAAGTGAAATTGCTAGCACAACAACCTTTGATCCTACAAACAGCTTTACAATTGACGGACAAGATATTACAAGAATTGGTAATACTGCTGCTGCACTTGCAGAAGAAATTAACAACGAAGGTATTTCAGGTGTTAGTGCAAATGTAGTTGATGGAGAATTAGAAATTTACACAACTAATGATTCATTAACACTAGCAGGTAGCGCAATGAGCGAGTTTGGCTTTACAGCTGGAACTTATTACTCACCTGCATTGCAAATTTCTACTCATACTAATGTTCCTGCATTTAAAACAGGCGATACTGAATCAAGACCTACAGGTTCAATTTGGTATAAAACAACTGAACCAAACGCAGGTATGAAGTATAGCATTAGACAGTACAATGAAGATACACAACTATGGGAAACTATTCCTGCTCCAGTTTATAATACAAGCGCATCAGCAATTTATGAACTAGACAGAACAGGCGGCGGCGAAAACCTACAGATTGGTGATATCTATACTAAAGCAAACAATGAAGAAGCTTCAGATCCAAATGTTGCAAACTTCAAGTTCTATAGAAGACAAGTAAATGGTCGTACTTTAGCAACAAGCGAAAAAGTAACAGGCACAACACTTGGCGCAGGTACATACAAAGTTGCTATTTCAGAAACAAAAGTTAATAGTGATGTATTTACAACTCCAAGAGTTGCAACAATTACAATTAATAATGCTGCAAGTTCAGCTGTTGCTGACGATGTAGCTGCTGGTATTAATGGTGCTGGTTTAACAAATGTTACTGCTGAAATTGATGCACAAAACAGAATCTTACTAGGACATGCAACAGGCGGCGATGCAATCATTTATGATATCGACGGACTACTTGCTGATCTAGGATATACAGCGTTTGAAGCTGACGATCCATCAACAACTGCTAACTTCTATGCAGCACCGGCTCAAATAGAAGCAGATGCAGTTACTACAGTTTCGGCAGTTGATCCTGCTGTAGCAGCAGTAGATGGTGCATACATGATTTCAAACTGGAGACCATTAGAATATACTCCATCACCAGATGCTCCAACATCATTGACAGCAGATGGCGAACTATGGTATAGTTCAATTATTGATGAAGTAGATATTATGGTACATGATGGTCCAACAAATGGTTGGCAAGGATATCAAAATGTATATCCGGATACTTCACCAAATGGTCCAATTGTTTCAGCAACTGAGCCTGAGCAACAATCAGACGGTAGTGCGCTAGTTGATGGCGATCTTTGGATTGACACTTCAGATTTAGAAAACTATCCAAACATTTATCGCTTTAATGTTGCACTTCAATTATGGACATTAATTGATAAAACAGACCAAACTTCAGAAAATGGTATTTTGTTTGATGAAGCACGTTGGGGATTAGCAGGTAGTGATAGTGATGCAGCAGATATTGTTGATCTACTATCAAGCAACTACTTAGATCCAGATGCTCCAGATCCTGCACTATATCCAAGAGGTATGTTGCTATGGAATCTACGCAGAAGCGGCTTTAATGTTAAGCGTTTTGTACGCAACCACATTAACATTGCAGACGACAACATCCGTAACAACGATGAGTCAATGATCAATTACTATCCACACCGTTGGGTAACTGACTCAGGCAACAACGAAGACGGTTCAGGTACATTTGGACGCTTTGCACAACGTAAATCAGTTGTACAAAAACTACAAGCAATGGTAAATGGTAACATTGATATTCGTGACGAAGAACTAATTAGATTTAACTTAATGGCTTGCCCAGGTTATCCAGAGCTAATTGGTGAAATGATCGACCTTAACTACACACGTAGATTAACAGGTATGGTTATTGGCGATACTCCAATGCGTCTAACACCAGATGCAACATCACTAAATGAATGGGCGTCAAACGCAAATCTTGCTACAGAAGATAATGACTTTGGTGGTCCAAGTAGAGATGAATATCTAGCTATGTACTATCCAGCAGGATTTACAAGTGATAACTTCGGTAACAATATTGTTGTACCAGCAACACACATGGCACTACGTACAATTATATTAAGTGACCAAAAGAGTTATCCATGGTTTGCACCAGCAGGTGTTAGAAGAGGCGGTGTTACCAACTCAACTGCAACTGGATATATTAATGATGAAGGTGAATTTTATAGCATCGCACTAGGTAGTGGTGTGCGTGATACACTTTATGAAAATAATATTAACCCGATTACATTTATTGCTGGAGCAGGTATCCAAGTGTTTGGACAGAAAACTCGTGCAAGAGCAGCTACAGCACTAGATAGAATCAATGTTGTAAGACTTGTAATTTACATGAGAACAACGCTAGAAGCACTAGCAAGACCATACTTGTTTGAACCAAACGATAAGATTACACGTGATCAGATCAAACAGGCTACAGAAGGCTTCTTGTTAGAATTGGCAAGTTTGAGAGCCCTATATGACTATGTAGTTGTATGTGACGAATCAAACAATACACCTGCTAGAATTGACAGAAACGAACTTTGGATCGATGTTGCTATTGAGCCAGTTAAAGCTGTTGAATTCATTTACATTCCATTGAGAATTAAAAACACAGGTGAAATAGCAGCACTAGGAAGCTAATCATTAAAAATGGGGGGTAGAAAAAATACCCCCCAATGATGATAAATACTATTACTAGAGAGGATAACAAATGCCAATTAATTCACTAAAAAATATTTCGGTTCCTGTTAATGACGGACAGAAAAACGGCACACTATTGATGCCTAAACTTCAGTATCGTTTTAGAGTTGTTGTTTCAAACTTTGGCAACTCAACAGACTTAACTGAAATTACAAAACAAACAGTAGATGTTACAAGACCTAACTTAACTTTTGAAAACATCACTATTGACGCATATAACTCAAGAAGTTATATTGCAGGTAAGCACACATGGGAACCTGTTACATTAACACTACGTGAAGATGTTAATAACAGAGTGCAGAGACTTGTAGGTGAGCAACTACAGAAACAATTCGACTTCTATGAGCAAGCATCAGCATTTTCAGGCGGTAGCTACAAGTTCGGAATGGCTGTAGAAGTTCTAGACGGTGGTAACGGTAACTTTGACACTAACGTTGTTGATAGAATCAACTTAGTAGGTTGCTACATCGAATCTGCAAACTATAATTCATTATCATACGCTACAAATGACCCAGTAACAATTACACTATCTATACGTTACGACAACGCTATCCAAACAGAAGAAGACGGCGTAACTAGAACAGCTGGACTAGGTATTTCGGTAGGTAGAAGTACAGCTAATACAACAATTAACACTTCAGAAGGTCCAACTCCTGAATAATAATTAAATTGGCATTTGAAAATTAAAATAGGGGACTTTATGTTCCCTATTTTTTTATGGTATATTTTTGCAGATAAATAATGTATAGGAGACTGCCATGGCCGAAACAAATATGAGAGACTATCAACACGCTCATAGATTATATACGCAACAGCGTATGAATTTCTCGCCAAAAGTAAAATATCTATATCATTGTGTATTTGAACTTACTGCGGCTGCAAGAGCACATGCAAGTATTTCAGTACAAGAAGAGCCATTGGTTAATGTGCTTGTAAAAAGTGTAGATTTACCTAGTTATAGTGCAAGTGTAGAAACAAGACAGCAGTATAATAGAAAGAAAAATATACAAACACGAGTAGATTATGATCCTATCACTATTAAGTGGCACGATGATAATGCTGGTGTTACAATGAGTCTATTACAAGAGTACTACACCTACTATTTTAAAGATGGAAACTATAATGACGGTACAGGTAGTGCATTAAGTCAAACCTTTGGTACAAGAGACAAATATGCAGGACAAGTTCCTAGTTATGGATTAGATAATGGTACGCTTATACCGTTCTTCAAAGAAATAAAAATATTCCAGATGAGTAGAAATAAATGGAATAGTTTTACACTTATAAATCCAATTGTAGAAAGATGGCAGCATGATACTATGGATTCTGCTGATGGCACAGGCATAGCAGAAAACACTATGACAATTATGTATGAAGGTGTTATTTACGACCATGGTGAAATAGAAATTGGTCCTAACGGCGAGCCTAAAACGTTTGGAGATTCTAGAACAGGTTATGACGAAACACCTAGCCCATTAGGAAATCAAGATTTATATCCAAATCAGCAATCTAATTATGTGTTAGAAAATCAAGCAACCCCTGTATATCAATCAACTGCTACAATGGCACAGAACCCATTTAGTATTCCTGGGCAAGGAACATTCCCAAGCGGTGTTGTTCCTAATCCCGGCGGACTAGCAGGATTATTGTTCCCAAATCAAAACACAGGAATATTTGCAAGTAATCAGCAGCAATCAAGTAGAATAAGAGACGGTAGTGATATTGTAAGCACACTTTTAAATAATCCTAGCGTAAGAAATACGGTTATAAGAAAAGTAGTAGGCACAGGCAATGCAACTGCTTTGGGATTAAATAATCTCAATGATTACAATAGTTTAGAAGACGTTGCTAAATCAGCAGTTACAAATCAATTATTAGAAAGCATAGGTCTAGGCAATAACAGACAAGCAGCAAATATTGCAAGTGCAGTATTGGATGCAGTTGGTCAAACAAAACAAGTACAAAGATCTGCACCTGCTGTAAATCTCTCAGGATTAAGAGTATCTAGTCCTAGACAAGCACAAGACATTGTAGATAACCTAAGAAATGCTGGCGGACCTCTTACAGATCAGCAGCAAGCATTCTTAGCAGCAGAAACTTCTAACATTCCTGGATTAGGAGTTGCAACAGAACAAGAAGTTTTAGATAGTAATTTATCTCCTATCCAAAAAAGATTTGCTACATTGACAATACAATCTCAAAGAAAAGACTACAATCAAAGATACAATTAAGGATTAATTATGCCATCAAATTTACCAGCTAACACTAATACAGATAGTGCAGATTCAGTAAAAAAGTTTTTTGATACATATAATAAAGCGTCTATTTCTTATTCTAGCAACGAAGTAGATGCTGTAATAGGTTATTTTCTCAAAAGAGGTTTTGAAGAAGTTAGTGCTATTAACACAGCAGCAGTAATTCTTGCACAAGCAAAACAGGAAAATTTTAATGTCCAAAAATTAATGGATACATTAGACGGTCTTACAGATGTAAAACTGAGTAATGCTGTTGGAATAATTCTTAATGCTAATCGATCTAAATCCAGTCAGTTAGGATTTAAAACTGAATTTGGCGCAACAAGAGTAGAACAACGTAATATCATTCCATGAGTAGAAAGTTTGCATCAGGTAAATTCGATTTAAAGAATCCGGACAAATATGTAGGTAAAAAGCATCCTACATATAGAAGCGGATGGGAATTTACCTTTATGAAGTTTTGTGACGAACATCCTGCTATTGCACAATGGGCAAGTGAAGCAATACGCATACCCTATCGTAATCCATTAAGCGGTAAGCAAACAAGTTATGTTCCAGATTTCTTTATAGTATATAACGATCAAAAAGGCACACAACGTGTAGA